AATGATGTAGCTTCTGAAGGAAAGTGTAATTGTAACTGTGGTAAAGCAATTTGCGAAAGCTGTGGTAAGCCTCATAAAAAGAAAAAAGTTAAAGAGGACGCTAAAGAAAAATTTAAACCACATATGATGTACGATCCTAAGACAGGCAAAAGCAAGCATGCAAAAGTTGAAAAAGATCATTTAGATATGAAAGCAAAAGGTTGGAGTCATGATAAGCCTAAAGATATTAAAGAAGGTGACGGCATCTACCATGATTGTGCAAAAAGTTTTAAACATAAGACATATGGTGAATGTACTGTAATTCCTGGAGAGCATACTTTGCTAGAAGATGGTACAGTTACACACTATGATGCAATTTTTACTAGTTGTGGACAGAAATATGTTGTAAGAAACGTTCCTATTACTAGCATGACTAATGTTATAGCTGAAAGCCATACACACGCTTCAAAAAAGAAAATAAAAAAGAAATAGGAGTCTAAGATGAGTAACGATTTTTATGATATAAGTGCAAAGATGAAGAAACTATTTCCTTCAAATCCGCAAGCTGATTTAGCTGCACTACAGCAAATGGCCAATGCACCAGCCGAGGCAGTGCCAACCGCAGATTATATCAACGAAAGTGCTACAGTTAAAAAAGGTAGCATGCCGTTAGATATGGACTTATCAAGTTTTACTAGACTAGCAGGTATTAATGAATCTCAAGCAACTGGTCCTTCTGGACAACTAAAAGCAAAAGATGCTATTAATACACAACCAGCAGGAACTACAGGTAACCCTACACAGGATAGACTAGTAGGCGAAGAAAGTTGGAAAGATCTTATGGGAGGAGCTAATCCAGCAAAAGTGCCTGACTTAGGGCCTGGTGGTACTTCGGCTCAAATAGAAGATTTAGCTGATCGAATTTCTAAAATTGAAGCATGGATTGAAGGTAGAATTAATGGCACAATGAGAAAAGTTGAAGGCAAAAGCCCACATAAAAAGGGGACTAAAAAGTATAATGCCCATATGGCCGCAATGCATGCAGAAGGAAGTTCTAACAAAAATTCTATTAAAGAAGAATTATTTAGAAAATTGGCAGCGAGTAAAAAGTAATGAAGGTTCTTGAGATATTAGGTGAAGCAGAGGTTGCAAAGCCTAAATTGGATCCTAATGGTAATCCATTAAAAACTACTGATACTATTGAGAAACCTAAATTGGATCCTAATGGTAATCCATTAAAAACTACTGATACTATTGCAAAGCCTAAATTAGGTCCTGATGGTAAGCCATTAAAAATTACTGATCCTAATGCAAAACCTAAATTAGGTCCTGATGGTAAGCCATTAAAAATTACTGATCCTAATCAAAAGCCAAAGTCAAAATCACCTGCTACAAAAAACTGGCAACAAAAAATATTTAGTGAAGACGCATGGATGTTACTCTTTCATTTAGGTAATAAAGTAGATTGGGGTAAGGAAAGAGTTGATAATACAATGATAAGTAGATTAAAAAGATACTATAAAAGTCTTATTTTAAACCCTCATTTTGTAACGATGGAATCTTGGCAACTTGATGTTCAGCTTGAATCTAATTTAGACATTGAAGGTCCATATGCAGAGGACGTATCATCTTCATTGACTAGAAAAGTTTTTGCAAAACTAGGCATTACTATAGGACCTAGTTGGAGACTTAAAGATGCAGAGCTTGGTAGTAATGTAACTGAAAGTTATAGAACCTTTTGGGGGAGGCATCTGCAAGTTATGAGAGGAACAGCAACATCACAGGCTCCTCTTTCTATGAGCAGTAACCCCTCTGATAGTATGCCATTGACAAAACAAGATTTCGGAGATATTGCTGACTTAGATAAAGCTGAAGCTGTTAATATAGCTGCAACTATTAAAAAATACATTCCGCCTACACCTGTTGATTTTATCGCTTGGATTAAAGATAGGTTTTGGAACCCTGGGGCTAATGCATATGATCTTATAAAAGCCGTAGAATCAATTAAACATCCTAAACATTTTGCCCAAGTATCTGTTGAATTCAAGGTGCTAACTAAGGTTGATCTAATGTCAGCATTGAAGAAGATAGACATAGACGATGGTAAAAGGAAACAACTCGACAATTGGTTAAGGTATCTAAACTTGCCAGGCACTAGCGAAAAAGATCCAAACAACTGGTCTAATGAAAGCCGTGACAAAAAAATAGAGATAGTAGTTATGGATGAAAATAATAAATGGAAAGATAATGGAGAACTAAAAAAGTTTATTATATCCTTTGATGAAGACTTTAAAACCCATTACAAAGATGCCTATAATTGGACCCAGGATGGTGGTCAACAATCTCATATTATATGGTCCCAATCGACAGCAGTCGCTTGCAGAAAAGAAGCTAAAAAGAATAAAGGAAGCCTTACTGTAGCACAAATTATTTATTTTTATAACAAAATTTATCTTAAGAACATACTTTCCTCTTATAATTCTTCAAAATATTAATAAAAAAACACTTGACTTTTAGTTAATCTTCTAGTATAATACATAGTAGTATATGAACACAAAGGAGACATACTTATGAGTGACCGTACCTATGGTGCAGAAGAAAAAGCTAAACTAGAACGCCTTGTTAACGAAGGTGTAACTGTTTTACAAGAAGTAGAGGATCTACAAGAAGGCCTCAGAGAAACAGTTAAAGCAGTAGCAGAAGAATTAGATATCAAACCAGGTCTTATTAACAAAGCAATTAAAATTGCCCAAAAAGGTGACTGGGCAAATCATGCAGATGCATTTGATGATTTAGAAACTTTAATTGTTACCGTTGGTAAGGACAAGTAGGTTTGAATAGTATTATAACATTTTTTAAAGATAGCTATAAACTTAGTCCTGTAGCATTTTATTGTGAATTAGTAGAAGCAATGTTCTTAATATCTGCAAGTGCTGTTCTAACCTTTACTGTATTAGATCCTGCAACAAAAATATTTATTCCTATGTACTTAATAGGTTCAGTATTAGGTGTGTGTAGTGCCATTATTAGAAAGGCAGCATTTGTGATAGTATTATGTAGCTGGTTTGTTATTATGAATACAATTGCTATCATTCAACTATTTTTATAGGATTACTAAATGAGTTATGTAGATGCATTTTTTGATCGTGACGCAGATATTATTAGAGCTGTTGAACGAAAAGATGGAAAGAGAAGTTTTACTGAATACCCAGTAAAGTATACTTTCTATTTTGAAGACCAACGAGGCAAGTATAAAAGTGTATATGGTGATCCTCTAAGTCGTATTGTGTGTAAAAGCACTAAAGACTTTCGTAAGGAAGTTGCAATTAACAATTCAAAGAAATTGTTTGAAAGCGACATTAATCCAATCTTTCAGTGTTTAAGTGAAAACTATCTTAACCAAGATGCACCTAAGCTAAACATTGCGTTCTTTGATATTGAGACTGACTTTGATCCAGAGCGAGGCTTTGCTGATCCAAGTGATCCGTTTATGCCTATAACAAGTATCTCGGTATATTTGCAGTGGTTAGACACAATGGTGTGTATTGCTGTTCCGCCTAAGACACTTACTATGGACGAAGCAAAGAAAGAACTTGAAGGCATTGACAACGTAATGTTGTTTGAAAAAGAAGGTGACATGATTGACACTTTCTTAACGCTAATTGAAGATGCTGATATCTTGTCAGGCTGGAATAGTGAAGGATATGATATTCCGTACATTGTTAACAGAACTAGTCGTGTACTAAGCAAAGATGACACACGTAGATTCTGCTTGTGGGGACAACTTCCTAAGAAGCGTATGTACGAAAAGTTTGGCAAGGAAAGTGAAACGTTTGACCTAGTTGGGCGTGTACACTTGGATAGTTTGAACTTGTATCGTAAGTACACTTATGAAGAGCGTCATACATATCGATTAGATGCTATCGGTGAAATTGAAGTAGGCGAAAACAAAGTTCCGTATGAAGGAACACTTGACGCACTATACAATAATGACTTCCGAAAGTTTATTGAATATAACATTCAAGATACTGCACTACTTGACAAGTTGGATAAGAAGCTTCGCTTTATTGATCTTAGTAACGAATTAGCACATGCTAATACTGTTATGCTACAAACTACAATGGGTGCTGTGGCAGTTACAGAACAAGCAATTGTGAACGAAGCACATCACAGAGGGTTGCAAGTGCCTAATCGTCAAAAGCGTGATGACGAAGCTACACAGGCGGCAGGAGCATATGTTGCTTTTCCTAAAAAAGGATTGCACAAGTGGATTGGCTCAATGGATTTAAATTCACTATATCCTTCAGTGATTCGTGCATTAAACATGGCACCTGAAACTGTTGTAGGACAAATCCGTCCTGAGATTAGTGACGCTCGTGTACACGAAGACATGTTCTTAAAGAAAAAGAGCTTTGCGGGTAGTTGGGAAGGACGCTTTGCTACTGAAGAATACGATGCAGTTATGGAACAACGCAAGGACATTTCACTTACTGTAGACTTTGAAAATGGTCAGTCAAAGATAATGAGTGGCGCAGAAATATTTAAACTAATATTTGACAGTAATAATCCATGGATGATTAGTGCTAACGGTACTATCTTTACTACAGAATTTGAAGGTGTTATTCCAGGTATCCTAAAGCGTTGGTACAGCGAACGTAAAGATTTACAGAAGAATCTAAAAAAAGCAAAGGATGCCGGTAATGCAATTGAAGTTGAGTATTGGGATAAACGTCAGTTAGTTAAGAAGATTAACTTGAACAGTTTGTATGGTGCTATTCTTAATCCAGGATGTAGATTCTTTGACAAACGTATTGGACAAAGTACTACACTTACAGGACGTACAATTGTTAAGCACATGAGTGCAGAAGTCAATAAGACTATTACAGGTGTTTATGATCACACTGGTGATGCAATGATCTACGGTGATACTGACTCTTGTTATTTTAGTGCTTGGCCAATTCTTAAAAACGATATTGAAGCAGGTAAAATTCCCTGGAGTAAAGAAAATGTAATTACTCTTTACGACCAAGTATGTGAAGCTGCAAACGTAACGTTTCCAGAAATGATGCAAACAGCATTCCATTGTCCAAAGAGTCGTAGTGATGTTATTGCAGCTGGACGTGAGATTGTCGCACAGTCAGGATTGTTTATTACTAAGAAGCGTTATGCAGCACTAGTATACGACATTGAAGGATTTAGAAGCGATGTAGATGGTAAGCCTGGCAAAGTTAAAGCAATGGGCTTAGACCTTCGTAGAAGTGATACTCCAGTGTTTATGCAAGAGTTTTTAAGTGAGATCTTACTTATGGTACTTACCGACGTTCCACAAAAAGAAGTATTAGAACGTATTACTGTATTCCGTAAAGAGTTTAGTGAACGGCCTGGATACGAAAAAGGTAGTCCGAAACGTGCAAACAAAGTTGGCCACTATCGCCGCTTAGAAGAGAAGCAAGGTAAAGCTAACATGCCTGGGCATGTACGAGCAAGTATTAATTGGAATACGCTTAAACGTATGAACGGTGACAAGTACTCGCAAGAGGTTGTTGACGGCATGAAGGTTATTGTATGTAAACTAAAACAAAATCCACTAGGTTACACAAGTGTAGCTTATCCAACAGATGAGTTACATATACCTGACTGGTTCAAAGAACTTCCGTTTGATGACGGAGCAATGGCAGAAACTATTATTGATAACAAACTAGACAACTTGATCGGTGTGCTAGACTATCCATTAGAAGATACTAAGCGTCACAATACATTTACTAGTTTGTTTGACTTTGGTGAATAAGATGAAGATCAAACTAGAGATAGAAATTGATACAGAGAACGAACAGGACCTAAATACTATTGAAGAAATAATTGAAAAGTTGCGGGAACTAAAGGAGATAATGTAATGAGCCTTAATATTAAAGATATTGGTGGAGAAGTTGCTAAAGAAGATGATAGATATGTTGTTAAAGACAATACTACACTAAAAAACTTAGTAGTAAGTAGTACAGAACTACAGCCAATGAAAAGTACTAGCGGCCACAAACACAAAGGGCAAGAAGAAGTTTATTATTTTGTTAGAGGAAGTGGTAGATTAGAACTTAATGACAAAGTTATCAAATTTAGAGAAGGTGACATAGCACTAATTGAGGACGGTGTTTTTCATCGAGTTCATGCAGGACCGCTTGGAGTTTATTTTGTATGTGTATTTGATGGAAAGAGAAAACATTGAAAGTAGGATTTACTTGTAGCACGTTTGATTTACTTCACGCAGGACATGTAATTATGTTACGTGAAGCTAAAGAATGTTGTGACTACTTACTAGTAGGATTACAAATGGATCCAAGTGTAGATAGAAAAGAAAAGAACGCACCTATACAAACTTGTGTTGAACGTTATACTCAACTTAAAGCAATAGGGTACGTAGACGAGATTATTCCTTATAGTACCGAACAAGACTTAGAAGATATTTTACAAATGTATCCTATTAATATTCGAGTACTAGGGGAAGAATATAGAGACAAGGACTTTACTGGCAAAGATATCTGTCGTAGTAGAGAAATTGAATTACATTTTAACAAGAGAGATCACCGCTTTAGTACAAGCGATTTAAGGAGAAGAGTCTGTGAATAAATATGTCTTTACAAGTGAATCAGTAAGTGATGGGCATCCTGATAAAGTTGCCGATCAAATAAGTGATGCATTAGTAGATGCTGGATTAAAAAACGGCGACGAAACAACTCGAGTAGCAGTTGAAACATTAGTAACAACTAATCACGTAACACTAGCAGGAGAAGTTAAAAACTTTAACCTAAGTCTTTACGATGTAGAAGATATTGTAAGAGCCAAAGTTAAAGAAATTGGATACGAGCAAGAAGGATTTCATCATGAACAACTTGCAGTATTTAATAAGTTACATGCACAAAGTGGCGATATTGGATTAGGTACAGACGACTTTGGTGCAGGAGATCAAGGCCTAATGTTTGGTTATGCATGCAACCATACTCCTAGTATGATGCCAGCGCCTATTCATTACAGCCATGCAGTGTTAAAAAACTTAAAAACAAAGCGTGGAAGTATACTAGGCCCTGATGCAAAATCACAAGTAAGTGTTGAGTATAATGGTGCTAGACGTGATGGTGTTGTTAAACGCATTGATCAAATTGTTGTTAGTACACAACATACAGAAGGTAACGTAGAAGAAGCAAGACATCTTTGTAAACTTGCGGCAATGGAAGAACTAGGAGATTTAATTGATGAAAATACTATATGGCATCTTAATCCTACTGGTAATTTTGTTATTGGTGGGCCAGATGGTGATACAGGACTTACAGGACGAAAGATTATTGTCGATACATATGGGGGCTTCGCTCCTCATGGTGGTGGCGCTTTTTCTGGAAAGGACCCTACGAAGGTAGATCGTAGTGCTGCTTATATAGCACGTTGGATTGCTAAGAACGTAGTAGCAGATGAAATGGCAGACTGGTGTAATATACAATTAAGCTATGCTATTGGTGTTAAACAACCTACTAGCATTTATATTGATTCAAACGGACACAATGCTAGTATTGCTAAGTTTATTGCAAACGAAATTGATCTAAGTCCTAAAGGAATCATTGATAGATTTGATTTGTTTAATTTTAACAAATACAGCGAAAACTGTACATATGGACACTTTGGTGACAAAGATGTTCCTTGGGAGAAAATAGGTTGGTAAGATTCATTTTTGATGTTGACGGGACACTTACTCCTAGTCGAGGAAGTATTGATACTGAATTCCAAAGATTCTTTTTAGATTTTATCTATGCTAATCAAGTATATCTAGTAACAGGAAGCCATAGTAATAAAACTATAGAACAACTAGGTCAAGATATATTTAATCAAGTAGCACGAGTATATAATTGTAACGGGAACGACACTTGGGAACGAGGAGTAAACACTTACACTAACGAATGGATTATTCCTCATAATGCTAAATCTTGGCTAACAGAAAAGTTAAAAGAAAGTAGTTTTCCTTTACGTACTGGCAATCATATTGAAGAGCGACCAGGAATGGTTAACTTTAGTATTGTAGGACGTAATGCTACAATGGAGGAACGTAAACTATATGTGGAATACGATCAAAAGGATAACGAACGTAGTCTTATTGCAGAATTATTTAACAAAGAATTTCCAACTTTACAAGCTACAGTTGGTGCCGATACCGGGTTTGATATTGCACCAATATGGGGAGGTATTAGTACCAGCTGTACTATTAGCAATATGGAATGGTTGCATGAACTTGGCAAGCATACCGGGTTTGATATTGCACCAATTGGATTAGATAAAAGTCAAATTATGAAAGACTTTAATAAAGATGACCAAATATACTTCTTTGGAAATATGATGGAACCAGGTGGCAACGATTATCCATTAGCTATAAAAGTATCAGACCCTATACAAGTATCTGATTGGAAAGAAACAAAAGAATATTTAGAAAAGTTTCAAAAGTCAGGTATTGCTATATGAATATATTACTAACTGGACACTTGGGCTATATTGGAAAGTCGTTGTATGATCGTTTGTGGCTACGAGGATACAATGTCCACGGGCTAGATCTATTAGAAGATTTAGATATAACAACATGCCCATTAGAGTATGATGTAGACTTAGTAATACATCTAGCAGGAAAAAGTGGGGTTAGAGAAAGTATTAACGACCCAAGTGCATATTGGATGAATAACGTAGAAGGTACTAAAAGAATATTTAATGCGTTCAGTAAGAAAACAAGAATTCTATATGCTAGTTCAAGTAGTGCATACGAACCAGCACTAAATCCGTATGCTGCTTCAAAATTTATAATAGATCAAATTGCACCTAAAAATTCAGTGGGCATGAGATTTCACACAGTATATTCTAATAAGCCAAGAGCAGGAATGTTTTTAGATAAACTAATTAACGGCACATTAGAATATGTAACAGATCATAGTAGAGATTTTATTCATATTGAAGACTTATGTGATGCCATAGAACTAATTATGGAACATAAAGAATTAAATGGATTAATAGACATAGGTACTGGAGAAAGTATAAAGATCCACACTTTAGCACCAAGTCTTCCGAAGCGTCTAAATACTATACACGAACGAATGTGTACAAAGGCAGACGTTAGCATATTGCAGGGATTGGGCTTTGAACCTAAATATAAAGTAAAAAAGTTCTTGACAAGCAGTTAATTAGGCACTATAATATAACAATACACAATGGAGATTAGGCATGAAAGACATTCTACAAGACGTGGTATCACATACACACGCACTAGGTTTTTTAACATTAGTTAAAGTTACCTCTGAAGATGGAGTAACATCTATCGATTCTATGGCTGAAGATAGGTCAGTAATTTTATCTTCGGCTACACACAATACTGTATCTGAATTTACAGGAACTTTTGGTATGCCAAACTTAGACAAGTTAGCATTACACTTAAAGAATCCTGAATATCAAAAGGATGCAAAACTAGAAGTTGTTCAAGCAGAACGAAATGGAGAAGTTATTCCAACACATATTCATTTTGAAAATGCTGGTGGTGACTTCCAAAATGATTATCGCTTTATGAATAAAGCAATCATTGAAGAAAAACTTAAAACTGTAAAGTTTAAAGGTGCAGCATGGAACGTATCATTTAAGCCAAGTATGGCAGCTATCAGTCGTATGAAACTGCAAAGTGCAGCTCATGCTGAAGAACCTACATTTAATGTTAAGACTGAAGAAACAGCTGGAGTAACAGATTTAATTTTTAGTTTTGGTGACGCAGCTACTCATGCAGGTAGTTTTGTTTTTCAAAACGCAGTTGAAGGAACATTAAGTCATACATGGAGTTGGCCTGTAGCACAAGTTCAAAGTATTCTTAATCTGAATGGTGAATTAACTATGAGCATTAGTGATCAAGGTGCAATGCAAATTAGTGTTGATAGTGGTATGGCAAAATACGACTACATCTTACCAGCTCAGAGTAAATAATGAATCGTGATTTAACAGCAGCACAAAGTGATTATGCACACTTTCTACCCGCACTTAGCGGATTCTATGCAACGTATATAGGTAAACAACGTTACCCTGATCCTGTTAAAGGAATGTACGTTGACCCTGCTCGTATACCTAGTAACTTAAAAAACGGTATGGAAAGTCTAAACTATCTTAATGCAAAAGAAGGAGCGTTCACATACAAGTGGACGCTTTACTCTGCAGGACATGCTGAATTAGACACTAACAAACATAGTCCTAAAGAAGATATGATCCGTAACAGAGATAGAGCTAACACCTGGGCACTTGGTGACTCAGGTGGTTTCCAAATTGGTAAAGGAGTTTGGGAAGGTGATTGGAAAGATCCTAACTGTCCAAAGGCACAAAAAAAACGTGACGGTGTGTTACGTTGGATGGATGCATACATGGATTATGGTATGATCTTAGATATTCCAGCCTGGGTTGCACGTTCACCCGAAGGTGCAAAAGCAACAGGCATTAGTACATATAGTGAAGCTGTTAAAGCAACACGTATTAATAACGACTATTGGCTGAAACATAGAACTGGTGCTTGTAAATTCTTAAATGTATTACAAGGCGAAAATCATACTGATGCAGAAGATTGGTATCAGCAGATGAAAGACTATTGTGATCCAACAGTATATCCAGACAATCATTTTAACGGTTGGTCAATGGGCGGACAGAACATGTGCGATGTGCATTTGGTTCTTAAACGTCTAGTTGCATTGAGGTTTGACGGACTACTGGAACAAGGAGTACACGATGTAATGCACTTCTTAGGAACGTCTAAACTAGAATGGGCTACATTGTTAACTGATATACAACGAGCAGTTCGTAAGTA